TATGTATAAACATGCTCAAGATAGACTTAATCTTAAAAATTTTACAATGATTGAGGATGATTTTCAAAACGTTGATTGGACAAAACAACCTAAATTTGATGTTGTTCATTTTGATGTCGCGCCTGTGTCAGCTGAAGTATACGATGACTTTTTTAATTTCATAGTGCCCGCTTTAGCACCTGAATCAGTAGTAGTATTTTCTCAGCAGTCTAATTCTGACTACGCTGAACTTCTTAATAAAGCAATCTTAAAACACTCAGATAAAGTGATTGAGCGATTTAAAGAGTATAGAATTTCAAATAGCATGAGTGATGCATATAAATATTTTAGCGGTATCGCTATGATAGGGTTTAAGAAAAAAGCAGGGGTTACACCAAAAGCCGCAACAGCTAATGTTAAACTTAACACTGCAAACGTAAAAACAACAACAGGTACAACAAAGAAATGATTAAAAAAAGTGTTATAAGTTTGATAAGTTACGACGCAAATCGTTTCTTAGCAAAAAGCATCGAACGATACTATGAATATGTTGATGAAATAGTACTAGGTATAGATAAAGATAGGATTACCTGGAGTGGTAACTCATTTGAAATAGATGAAGAAACTTTATGGAGCGATCTTTCAGCCATTGATGGTGACTCTAAAATTACAATCATTGAAGAAGATTTTCATCAATCAAAAGTAGCGATTGAGAATGACAACTATGAAAGAAACTTTTTAAAAGGTGAGTGTTCAAATGATTGGATATTCAGTTTTGATGCAGACGAAATATTAGTTAATGCTAAAGATTTTTTCTACAATTTCTGCCCAATTGTTGAAGATTATAGACACACTAAAGATTTTTGTATGTGGTGGGCTACCCCTTACAAAGTACTTCAAGATGATGAAAGTGAAATAACTTTGATGATTGCGGAAGAAGATGGATCTCCCTTTTTAAAAGAAAATCAAGGATTTGCTACCTCAAAAGACAGCACTTACACATATGCTCGATGGACAGATAAATCAAATGCAGGTGACAATAGAATAATGACTCCTTTAGTAGCTTTACACTGGAGCTTATGTAGACCAGATGATGAATTACATCAAAAGATTCATAACATAGGACACTCAGACATAGTTGAAGAGGATCCGTTTTATAAAATTTGGTCTCAAGTAGACATGTCTAATTATCAACAATTACGTGATTTTAAAACCTCTGGTTTAGGAGGTCATCAATGGCCTATATTAGAACCTATCCCCTCTCAGAACGTTGAAGAATATATCAAACAAAATTTAGGAAGAGCTTACACATGATAATAGAATTTGTAGGAAAATTTTACGATAACCACTCATTGACTATAATCAATAGAAGTGTAATTACACGTTTAGCTAAAAAATTTGATGTGTATATTACTCCTCTTGATCAGTATGACTCTCAGTACAATTTAACAAGCGATGTTGTAGGAGAACTAAAAAAGTTAGAGCAAAAAGACTTAGAAGGGCAAGTGCCAGATATACAAATCAGACACACTTACCCGCCTGTGTGGAACTGGCCTGCGCACGACAAAACAAAAATTATATATATTCAACCTTGGGAGTATCCTAAAGTACCTTTTGAATGGCAGTATAAATTTGAAACTTTTGCTGATGCTTTGATAGTTCCAAGCAATTACTGTAGAAATATATTTGTAAAGGGAGGTCTAAAACCTGATAACTGTTTTGTTGTGCCAAATGGTTTTAATAATGAATTGTTTAATAAGGATAAGTCTGATATCAAACCGAAGTTTGGAATAGACCCAGATAGGTTTAACTTTGTGTACGTTGGTAATTCTCAATGGAGAAAAGGTCTAGATATATTGATAAATGCTTGGCATAAGAGTTTTAAAAAATACGATAAATGCACTCTTATAATCAAAGATAATTCTAGTATATACGGAAAAAATAACATACTGAATGAAGTTATCAAAATGCAATATAAAACGGAATGTGCTGAAGTTATTTATATTGATGATAACATAAGCGAACAAGAAATGTCAGATATTTACAAATGTTCAAATGTAGTTGTACACCCCTACAGAGCTGAGGGATTTGGAATGCATGTACAGGAAGCAATGGCGTGTGGGTGCTTACCGCTTGTTCCTGGTGGCGGTCCTACTGATGATTTCATACCAGACGAGATAGGGTTAAAATTACCTGTTAAACAGGAAAGTATAGACATTACAGATCCAGGCGTTTTCGCAACTAAACCTGGGGATGCAATGTCCTTAATGAGCAGTCATACCTTTATAAATGAACCTTCTGGACAACATCTTGAACAAGGGTTAAAATATATTTATCATCATCATAATAAACAAGATTTATATAAAAGATTAGACGAAATTCCTCTTAAAAATACATGGGATTATGTTAGTAGTCTTTATGAAGGAGTTATAAATGAAGTCCAATACCGAGACGGAACAGTTAGATCTAGAGCTTGATAAGTGGTTCAAAGAATTAGAATCTCAAGTAGACGAAGATGAAGTAGCCAGACTATCTCAAGCAGTAACTGATAGAATAGCTAATGACAAAAGTAATTTAGACCTTAAAATTTTAGACGATTTTCACGGACACGCACCTACAATCGATGAGTCTTATAACGGACAACTACCCACTATGACACCTAAAGCACAAATTTTTATCACCCAAAATTTACCAGAGGGTCAATATTTTAGATTTGGTGTATCTGGAGGAGGTTGTTCAGGTTTTAACTATTTATTTGATGTTGCAGATAAGCCTGAAGACGATGATATACAGTTTTCGCAAACTCCACCTGCTTTGATAGACGAGGTAAGTTTAAAATATTTATTCGGATCTGAGATAGATTTAGACGATTCTTTTATGAATAAACAATTAAAAGTTACAAATCCAGGTGCTAAAGCCTCTTGCGGATGTGGAACAAGCTTTGCCTTTGATGAAGACTTATTGGATATGTATTGATGAATGATTTTAATTGGATTGTAAACGACAGCAATATACCTTGGTTAGAGTTAGATATAAACTTTCCTCACGAAGAAATGTTACAAGAAGCAATTAACTTAAAACACAGATTTGTAGCACATAGAGATGAAGATCACGGCGGAGGTTATAGGCACAAAGGGTGGCAAAGTCTGTGTATTCATGGAATAGATGCAGAGAAAACTAATCATTTTGAGCAATATGGTTATAAAAGTAATCAAGAAACTCCTTATGTCTGGACTGATATCATAGATCAATGCCCAGTAGCTTATAATTTTTTTAAAAATATTTTTCCATACAAATCATATTTCAGAGTCAGATATATGCTTTTAGAACCAGGAGGCTACATTACTCCTCATAATGATAGTTTTGATTCAAAATTATCACCTATAAATATGGCTCTTAATCACCCAAAAGGTTGTAGAATGAAAATGAAAGGACACGATGGGTATGTTCCTTTTGAGCCTGGAAAAGCAATATTATTAGACGTTAGTAACACACATGCTTATATTAATGATAGTGATGAAGATAGGTATCATATTATTGTGCACGGCACACGAACTAAAGAATTTGAAGAATTGGTAGAACGCAGTTATGCGAAAAATGGGACTTAACAAGAACTATGTTATAGGTATCTATGATGATAGAGATTTTTCAAAACTTCTAACAATAGATCAAAAAAGAAAAGAAATAACAGAGTTTTTCACTAGATTTAAATACTTTGGTCCTATAATTGTAGGCACTTCAGTTAACGATGTATTAGATAAAGCCTTAGAATATGAAGTAGATTACTGTATTGTTCAGTCTGTAGGTCATATTATTATGGAAGCTACCTTCTTTAATTTAATTGAAAAATGGATTGATAAACAGAACTTTTTTGTTACTGGTCATATTATGGACAAGAATAAACAGAATAAAAATAATCCGTCAGGAGAAGAGGGTTATTATGGATTACATAAACAATGTATGCTAGTTAATCTAGATTATTACAAAAAATTTGATAAACCAGTATTTGGAGATAAAAACTCTGGAGAAGAGTTTGTAGTAAAAGCTAAAAGACACGCAAAGGATATACATGACGATTATACACCTCTTTCTTTGGCACCTACAGAGGAACTTACTATTTGCACTCCTTTGGTTGATGGTTGGAACTTTATTAGTACATCTCTTGCAAATGATTTAACTGTTTATAATTTTCATCCTAAAATAAGAGAATCTAAACAATACATATACCCCTCAACTAGTGCAGAGGAACTTTCAAAACAACTTAACTGGATTCAAAACATAGTAGACTACGCACCTCAGTGCGTATTTTTATGGAACACTGAAAACTATAAAGACTTGAAATACGTTCCTTTAAATAAACCTGTAAACAAACTATACAGTGTTGCTGCTAGTTTTAAACCTAATATGATTCTCAACCATTTTGACTTTCATGAAAGCACTGAAGTAGTATTTTATGACTATAGTAAGCCATCATTAGCTTTTAAAAAACTATTAGTAACTCAGTGGGACGGCGAAGACTATCCTGCATTTATTACTTGGGCGTTAGGTAAATACAGTTTTAGTGAAACAGGTGGGACAGAAACTGAAATATACACTAGAGATGAATTGTGGAAACGAGAAATAGAGTGGTGGGGTTCTGAAAAAGCTATAAAAGATCACTGGGATAAGTACAAAAAATTAAAACACTCTTACATTCACGTTGATATTTGTGAGAGTCCTGAAAAAATAACAACTAAAATCACAGATGAAGAAAATAGTATCATTTGGTGGAGTAATGCTTTTCATACAGTTAATGCTCAATATGTAAGAGGTTTACAAGGAGTCACAGATTGTTATAATACGTGGATTAAACAAATTGTAAATAAAAATCCGAATATCTGGATCTTAGGTAAAGATTATTTAGATAGACCTATAGAAGGTAAGCAAATAAAAGAATATGCTAATTAAACCTAAAACTATTTTAGCATTTGATAATAAATGGTTGAATAGGTTAAAATTTCAAGAACACACTGATTATGATCTCAAAGGAGGTTGTTCAGCCATTGCTGTAAAGAGTGAAACTGGAAGAGTATACGATTTTTATAGAACTAACCCCATAGAGCAGCCAAAAGATTTTAAGTTTACCCAGTTATATCATACAGTAGACTCTGTAAAAAAGATAATAGATTATTTCAATTTTATTGAGACAACCAGAATAAGAATTCATAAATCAGATCCAGGTCACTTAATCAAACTACATACAGATGATAATAACATACAGGCAAAAAATAACGATGATTATCGACTAAGAATAATAACAGCCCTTAATGAAGATGAAGAGTTTATTTATACGTATGAATATGAAGGCGTTAGGCAAGATATAAAACTTCTACAAGGACAAAGTATAATTTTTGATCCTGATAAAGTAAAACATGGATTAATTAATAATTCAAAAAATAAATCAAGATATGCATTAGTGCAAGTATTTAAAGCATATCCCGTACACAGAGGCTTAATTGATTTTATTAATACAAATCAATTATGGAAAATATGAATATAGATTTTGGAACGGCTTTTCATAAGCCAAATGGGAATGCTGTAAAAGTAACAGTGAATGAATTTAGAGATAAGCTGTATTTACACATTAGAGAATATGGAATGGACGGAGACACAGGACAATGGTTTCCAACTAAAACAGGATTCTCAATACCTGCCGATGAGGTTAGCTCTCTTATACCACTTTTAGAAGAGGCTAGTGAGATGGTAGCTAAAAGGTATATCTGGAATACACAGCTTGAATTAGAATTGGAGAAATAATGAGTGTAAAAGCATGGAACGATGACCAAGAAACTGAACTAATTAAAATGTATACTGAAGATGGAGTAAAAGATGTATATGAATTAGCTTCTCACTTCTCAAAAGGTTACAGAAGTGTTATAAGTAAATTAGTACAGTTAAAGATTTACGAAAAACCAGAAATCAATGAAGAAGATAAATCACAAACTGTAAAAGTTATGTTAAGAGAACTTGAAGAAATTCTTGATATCGAGGTTGAAGGAACTAATCTTAATAAAAAAGAAAATCTTAACTTACTTCTGGAAGCTATTAAAAACAAAGTTAAATGAGGTTTTAATGATAGATAAAGAGCCTGAACGTTATTATGATTGGATGTTATGGAAAATGAGACAGCTTGATAAAGAGGAAAATACTCCTAAAATTTATGAGTCACCAGATGGTGGTAAAACTGTTTATGAACGTGAGTTCTTAGCCCCGCCTGAAACGCGGAAATTAGTAGAACGTGACAAGAGTTCTCCTGCTTATGAAAAAGGTTATCCTTCTTATGAGGCAGTGAATTCAATAAATTATAAGTATAATGAAGATAAACTTATAGAAGAGTTTAAAAAATACGTAGACTCAACATACAACGCACACTACTCAAAAGACAAATTTCAAGCTACTGAGTTCATAATGGATGGCGGACACGGTACAGGTTTTTGTATCGGTAATGTTTTAAAATACGCTCAACGATACGGTAAGAAAGGAACTAAAGAAGATGCTCGTAAAGACTTAATGAAGGTTTTACACTACGCAATTCTTCAGTTATACGTCCATGATGAAAAATCTTGAAACCTATTTCGCAAATGACTATGTAAGTAATGATGACGACCCTCATGTAGGAGAGTTAGTAAGAAAAGCTAAGTCTGTTTTAGATGTCGGATGCGGAGATAATCAGTTTAAAAAACATATGCAAAACGGTGCATTTATAGGAATTGACCCTTTTAACAAAAATGCTGATCGTATGTGCGATATTTTAGAATATGAGTCACCATTTAAATATGAACTAATAATATGTTTTGGTTCAATCAACTTTTACAACGCACTTTGGGTAGACGAAAGAATGAAAAAAGTTGCAACATTATTACAAGAAAATGGTCGTATGTGTTTTAAAGTAAATCCTAATAAACCTTTTGGTAATGGTGTGGTGCTTGAGTGGTTTGATAAGTGGACTATGCCTTTGATTGAGCATTATGCTGAAATGTTTGATTACGATATTGAGAACGTTAGAGAAGGTGATAATGGTCGAATCAAGTTCGATTATCTTGCCAGATAAAATATTCTTCTGTGGGGTGCCGGGATCTAGATGGAGTGGAATCGCTAGAGAAATAAAAGACTCTGGTGATTACAATATATCAGATCGTGCTCCTCATCGTGTTTATAAGCATCATGGTTTTAATGGTCATCTTGAGGCGTATTTTGGAACGGGTATGGAATTTTCCTGTGACCTTTCAGAGGATAATTTATTAGCTCCTTTCTTTAAACGTGATAAATGTAAACTTTTATTAAGTCATGAATGGGCTTACAATTTAGAAGAAATTAGATTACAATATCCAGATGATTGGATAACGCTAATCTATAGAGAAAACTGGGAAAGTTTTCTATGGTGGAAACAAGCTGGAGGCTGGGACATTACATACCCTAACTATGATTGGTATGAAAATGATTATACGATGAGAACTAAAATTAAAGAACAAAATGATCTCATCTTAGCCTTTGCGCAAGTTCATAACTTAAGTTGGAAGCAACACTCAAAATATAAAGATATATTTATTACAACGTACAAATAATGATAGAAATGGTAGCAGCCCTTATGGGTGGCGTCCTATATGGACTAATAATCGGAATCGTTCCAAGTGCAGGCGCAACAACAGGATTAATCGCATTATTCGGTGTAATAAGTTATTTTGCCCATGAACCCTATCTTGGGGTGATATTTTTGATGGCTGTAGTTGCCGCCAGTACAACAGGCGACAGCTTTACAGCTATCCTGCTAGGAATACCTGGCGCAAATAGTGCCGCTGCCACCATGGTAGATGGCTTCCCTCTCGCAAAACAAGGCAGAGCTAGTTATGCAATTAGTGCTGCTGTTACAACCTCCACCGTAAATGGTCTTATTTGGGGTTGTCTTGTCTTTTTACTTTTTCCTTGGTACACAAATTTAATTATGATACTTGGTATTCCTGAACTTTGGGCATTTACCATGTTAGCATTAGCAACCGTGGGATTTTTAAGTACAAAAAATTGGATTCGAAGTATCTTAGCTATAGCTTTTGGTATTTTCATAGGCATGGTAGGCACTGATCCAGAGACTAATGAAGCAAGGTATACATTAGGTTGGTTTTACCTAGAGGACGGTATACAAATCATGGCTGTCGCAGCAGGGTTATTTGCGATTCCAGAACTTACAAAGGGTTTGTTTACTAAGTCTCAAACTGCTTCAATTGTAAAAGATGAAGTATTAGTAGGTATGAAAGCTGTTTGGGAAAATAGATGGTTAGCAATGAGAGGTGGATTCATTGGAGCATTTATAGGACTCTTACCAGGATTGGGCGGTCAAATGGCAGACTGGATGGCTTATGGATCAGCTATTGCAGCTAATCCAAAAGAAGAGTTTGGTAAAGGTAATATCAAAGGAGTCATTGGCCCAGAGGGTGCTAATAACTCACAAAAAGCAACGAGTATGATAACTACAGTTCTTTTTGGCATACCTGGTGCTAAGTTCGCAGCTATACTAATGAGTCTATTCATGTACTTAAATTTTGAAATGGGCACTCCAGTAATAGCTGAAGACACTAAGTTTTTTGCAAGTATGACTTTTGGTTTTTTAGGTGCAACTGTGATAGTGGCTATATTGTGTATAGTGCTAATACGTCCAATATGCTACATAACTAGCGTCCCTTACATTTATTATTTCCCCTTTTTAATTGCACTTGTAGTTTACACTTCAATGCAATATACAGGTGGATGGGAAGATTTAGCAATGTTAGCTATATTTTCTATCATCGGATTTACTTGTAAATACTTTAAATTTTCTAGACCTGCTATGCTCATAGGGTATATCTTGGCAGAGAAAATAGAAGGACTTACATTACAACTTACAGGGTTATATACTCTGGAGACATTAATAATTAGACCGATATTCATGATACTTGTGATAAGTATCATAGTAATTTTTATATATAGTTTTATGAGGAAAGGAAAAATTGACTATGCGTAAACTATTAACAGCACTGTTCATCTTCGCTGCAACTCCTGCAGTCGCAGACTACACGATGGTGATCCCACAAAAACCAGGAGGCGGCACCAGTCAATGGGCACAAATTGTCGCAACTGAACTCGAAAAGTACCTAGGAGAGAAAATTATACTAAAACATATCCCAGGTGCTAGAGAGATACCAGGATTTAATAAGTTCCATAACGAACTTAGATTTGATGATAAAACAATCATGGTTTCTAACGGCGGTAATGGCGTATCTTACTTGAATGAACAAGTAGATTACGAATACTCAGACTATGAAAGTGTGGGCCTGATGAATCTAAATATTATCACAGCTCATCAAAAAATACATGACCCTTATGGAGATAAACCTACTTCTTTCTCAGGTGGCGGAGGAAAAATTCCAGAAGGCATTGCAATGACTATTCTCAAGTGTGGTAATATGACTACAGAAAACTACATTGCTTGTTTTAAAGAAAAAGTAAACTGGATTAAAGGCATGAAAGGCGGTTCCAGACGTCTTGCTTTTAAACGTGGTGAATTAGATGGAACTAGAGACAATCCCGCTGCTTTTAAAAAGCACGTACAGCCATCAATTGACGAAGGTCAAGCAGTGCTTTGGTTCCATCACGGCATTCTGCAAACTGATGGTTCACATGCAGACGATCCCAACTATCCAGGAATTCAAATGGAAAATCTTTTCTATGATATGTATAAGGAAGCACCTAACAGTGAGTTGTATGATGCTTATAAGCTTGTAAAAAGCTTTAGAGACGGTTTACAGAAGTCTCTTTGGGTAAACAAAGGTAATCCAAACCGTGATAAGCTTGTGGCTGCAATGCATGAGCTTGCTAATAATTCAGAATCAGTTGCGGCTATCCAAAAGAAAGTAGGTAACTATGATTGGTTAATTGGTGAAGCAGGAGATGCTCACGTTAGGACTCTAAAAACTTTTGTTACGGAAAATGCTTTAAAAACTTTAGTTGAGTTTAATAAAGAAGCTTTTGGAATCAAAGCTATCTACAAACCAGAGTTAGTAAAATGAAGCCGAACATCTTAGTTATTACGGGACCGCAAGGCACTGGTAATCATTTGTTCTCTAAAGTTCTATCCATGCACAGTGATGTGCATGGGTGGGATCAATTATTAAGAGAATATTGGATAAACCATGATAATGCTCCTTTCAAACAAATCTGGAATAATCCAGAAACAATAGATGACTATGATTGGCAAACACATAATAATTATGTTTTAAGTGTTAGTGGTCCTTACGTTGAAAAGATAAACGGAACTCGTCGCACTTTATATCCAAAATATAAAGAGGTGCTTAAAGGTCTTTCTAAAAAAGGTAATCTACAAGTTGGTATAATTGGTAGAGATCAAAACATCACCGCACAGGGACAATTAAGAAAACGTGGAGTTGAAAGTTTACATAACTTTTTAAACAAAATTGAAGATATCCTTGAATATAATTATACCTTTCTTAGTGTTGAACTTCTTTACTTATACAGACATAATTATGTAAAAATGTTAGAAAAAACTTTAAATATACCTGTAGATATAAATAATGAGAAACTTCATTATATTCTCAACAAAGATCCTAACTCTAAGTATGTAAAATATGTTGAGCATAGTTGGTTAGATAAACGTAGAAGAGACATAGGACATATGGCTGACGGTAGTCTACCTCATGATGAAACTAAAACTAAATAATATTATAAATAAGGTTCCCAATAATTTTTTAGTTATACAAGCAAGAGAGGGATTTTTTGGGAGTCTTGTTTATAGATCTATAGCAGGAAGTGATAAAAAATTCGTGTGGAGAAAAGAATTTTCTGGATGCGAAGAGGACTTAGGACCTTTAGAGTGGCCTAGGCTGACTGAGGGTTTTGATATCTATGATCAAGATGAAAACAAAACATATACATGGTTTAAAGAAAATCATTTAACAACAGCACATTTATCACATAAACTTTTAGAAAAATCTACACAAAAGGATATACTAAAAGTTTATGAAAAAAATAAAACTCTTATTCTCAAAACACACGATATGAATTTACATTCTGAACTTTCTTGCAAAATAGTAAGAATCGTAGGGTCTATAAAAAATATAACAAAATTATATGGTAATGATACGACATTTAGAAAACACCATGAATTACTTATTAATGAGATAAAACAGAATAACGTACACAATTTAAATATAGAAAAATTCATGAATATAGATTTTAATATTTTCATTGATGAATACTTAAAGCTATGCAATTTTTTAGATATTCCTTGTAATATAAACAACGTAAGACAATTTATATTATTATCTAGAGATAAACTAAAAAGATATCGATTAACTCTTCCTTAATGCTTAATTTTCTTATATTATCTTTATATGAATTACAAAGAACTCAAACAACTTATCCAAAAGCACAACAAAGCTTACTATGACCTGTCTGCTCCCACAATAACAGACAGTGAATACGATCAGCTTTACGACAGACTTGAAGCTATTGAAATAGCGCAAGGTTGGAGAGATCACGACTCCCCTACAACACGGGTAGGCGGTGCTGCTGGTAAAGTTTCTCACCCATACAAGCTGTACTCACTTCGCAAAGTGTATGACGAAGATGAGATTGACAATTTCATGACAGTAAAACTTCCTAAAATTGACGGTGCTAACCTCTCCCTCATTTACAAGAGTGGTAAGCTTAAAATGGCACTGACTCGTGGTAATGGTGAATTAGGTACAGATGTATCACATCTTGCTGGATTCTTGATCGGCGCACCTACAGAGATTAGCACGGAGTTTGATGAGGTAGTAATTAATGGTGAGTGTGTTACAGAAAACGATGTTGAAAACTACCGCAACTATGTGTCAGGCGCACTAGGTTTAGATAGTCCAGTTGAGTTCGCGCAACGTAACATTAAATTTATTGCACACGACTGGCTTGGTGTTCGTATGAATTACACAGCTAGAATGCAAGTAGTAAAACTCATGGGATTCTACACAGTGTTTGACGATGATGCATGGGACTACCCACAAGATGGTATTGTCTATCGTACGGATTCTGCAACACAGGAACAACAGCTAGGTTGGACATCTAAGTATCCAAAGTTTGCGGTGGCACTCAAAGAACGTGAAGCTGAAACTGCTGTCACAACTCTGCTTGGAGTTGAATGGACTATCGGACGTACAGGCACAGTAAATCCGACAGGTATCATTGAACCCGTAGTTTTAGATGATGCAAAACTTTCAAGAGTAACTCTTCACAATATCGGTATAATTGAAGAACACAATTTAGGTCTAGGCGATCAGATTCAAATAGAACGTGCAGGTGGAGTCATACCAAAGTTCTTACGTGTGATCGAACACTCTGTACATAACCAAAAAATTACAAAACTAACTGCAGAACGTGCCATTGGTAGCAAAACAAAGCGAGATGGTCCTAGACTTATGGTTAGTGATAAAGGTAACATAAACACAGTTAAAGTTTTGGAACATTTTATCAAGACTTTAGA